GGCAAACATACGTAACGTAATGATATATAATAATTATATTTTCATTACGTTACGTATGTTTGCCAGGTAAGGTGGTTTACCAGCCATCATTTCCTTTTTTCGGTCCATTGGTGATATGACCACTCACCCTTCCCATTGTTGTTTTCAACATTTCAGCTTACATCCAGCCGCTCTTGCGGCTCTGTTCCAGCTGTCTGTAAGTTTAACAGACTATAATCACCTATGAAGCTACAATTAGCAGAGTTGTAGTGGAGGAGTTCGGTTACTGAAACCAAATCAAGGGCATTGAGGATTCTCTGCCGAGATTAGATGCCTTATTTAAGTTTTGCGTGCTTTCCAATTTTTACGTGGATCAAACGCAAGGTAGCTTGTAGTCAAGCCGTTGACCTAAACAACAGTACTACACCATTATGTTCAAGTCTATTAAGGAAAACCGTGATAGGCTTCTTGTGCAACGCAAGAAAGGAGTCAGATCCAGCGTCTTTGACGCGACTGGGGCACATAGGAGGACCCCGATGCCAACAATTTCGTTGACACCGGCAACTATTCCTGTGCACGCTTCAGACGCCGAGACACCGAATGCTTTAAAAGCTGCTGGGTTAAACACTGGAAGCGTGGGTACATGTGATTGTGCGGTATTTGGCCGCACCCGACCACCCTGTGCTGCGTTTTGCAGCGCGAAGGTTAAAAAACACAAAAATAGTGACACAGAATGTGGAGTTGTCTCTCGCAAGGTCAAGCCTCAAAAGAAGTTTGAATTTGACGATGAAGGTTACTTGAAAGTTTCTGGTCCCAAACTACGCCACCACATCGAACAGGGCACCATTGCATTGAGCAATTATTGGTACCAATTTGATGATTCTGTGGTCATGTTCGACACCATAGCGGTTTCACGCTGGGTTGAACAATTCCGGTGTGCTTTTGTACGCCACCCTGACACTAATAAGCGCAGGCTTCCACATGAGCTTAATGGGTATTATGGTGGTGGCCCTATGCGTCAAGACGGGGACTATACGTTTTATCCCAGTCGGCGATACCCCCACCCACCACGATTGCTCAAACGGGAGCGCTTGGTGTACGCCCATGCTAAGAAGGATCATTCATTATATGAATTACAGAGTGACAATGAACCTCATGACAGTGATCCGGTACTGAATGATCAGCCTTCTGGCAACCGCATGTCTGGGGATGATTCTATGGCGCTTGTGAGGCTTGCCACACGACAGTTTGACAGCATTTCACGCAGTGGTCTAGTGCCTACTGAACACGTCAAGCTCATAGAGGATTTGGCCATATTCTCTTATAGCGCTTATAGATCACGCAGTTTCTTAGACTTTGTTGTCGCACTCACGGTTCTTTTTAAGTTAAGAACCAGTGAGTCTGTCATTGAACATTTGATTGTGATCATTTCTGGAGTATGTAAAGTGAGCCAACAGTCCAGTGATTATGATATACAATCTAATGATAAGTTCACTTGGTTCATGGACGCTTTGCGAAGTGATACATATAAGGAGATAGTCCGTATTTTAACCATCCTCTGTGGGTTGTTCATGATGTTTGGCAATAACCATTTTCCATTAGACATTTTTGAGAAATGTGAGAGATCGTTCAAGTTCAATCCCGTCATTTCTGGCACGGGTATTTTCTTGGATATAGTCTCGACATTAAGCAACATATACTCTAAAATGCTTGCTTTTATCGAAAGTGGTGATGTCAATGATTTCGTTGACGCTGGCTCTAACATCCGCGATTTTTGCGATCGCGTTTACAATGTTGAACGGGTGTCACGGAATTTCCAAACGATGACATCAATGTTTAATTGCGATGGTGTTGCATGGAGTTTCCATGCATATGCTTTGGAGTTGAACCAACTCATGGAGAGGGCACCTCATGTTCAAGCTGTTGTTAGGAGTAGTCCTAACTCTATTAAGGATAAGATTAGGCAGAGAGTGCAATCACTTAAAGAAGTGCGAGAATCATTTATGACTTTCATAGACTCTCAGAAATTTAAGCGCGCACCCTTTAGTCTGCTTGTTTATGGCGAGACGTCTATAGGCAAATCTAGCATTGTACGCCTTATCCAAGAGCTACATGCTAAGATAACAGGCTTACCATCTGGACAGGAGTATTCTTACACTGTCAATCCACAAGACAAATATATGTCTGGTTTTTCCATGCATCACCACACACTTGTGCTTGATGACATAGCCACGCTTTCATCTAAGAAGGCATCTGATGGTGATCCGCAGCTCAATTATTTGATGCGTATAATGAATAATGTCTCATATGTTGCACCACAGGCTGACGTGGAGAGTAAGGGCAAGGTCCCCGTTAAGGTCGAGCTTATTGTTGGTACTACCAATGTTAAATCACTTGACGCTCACGCATATTTCAATGTACCATCTGCACCACTGCGCAGGTTTCCTTATGTTGTTTCACCTTCTGTCAAACCAAGTTTTGCCAGGTTAGATGAGAATGGGATGCCTGGTGCTCAATTAGCCGCAGAGCGTACAGATGGTTCTAATGACTATTATCTGTGGACCGTTGAGGAAGTTATTCCGGTTGGCAAGAATGTCAAATACAGTAAGGTGCTTGATAATGTCACATTGACGGAATTTATACGGTGGCTCGACACAAACGTCCATAGACACAGGGATATACAAGATAAAGTCATGGCTGCGTCTAATGATTTTTGTGATATTCCAATGTGTGACGATTGCAAGAAGATACGCTCTATATGTGTTTGCACTTGTCCTGCCTGTGGCGAAGATAAGCCTCAATGTGTGTGCTACGCACAACAAGCAGCCGATTATGATGACGACGTGCCTCAGGGTAGGCCACTTGCAACAGGAGAACTAGCTAAGTTTTTTTTTAATTTTGCTTTGATCGGTTACATTTGGGCCGTAATGGTTTTCCTCATAATGTGGATTTGCGAAAGAATAGTGAGATCCGTTGCTTTCTTTAGAACGTGTTGCCGATTGGTCCAGGCAGTTGACGATATCCATAATGCAGTTATTGGAAGGTATCTGCATTTCAGGCTCAGCATGATGGACAGGCGTAAGCGCATTGGTAGCTTTATCGCAGATCGGTGTGGTTGGCGGCGTTGGAGCACACGAAGCACATGTGCTATCCCTATCGTGTTGTCCATGATTTCGGCTGGGACATTTTGCTATTTCGTATATACACGATCACGCAAGTTTGAACAGCAAGGGAATATCGCTTCAGAGCCACAAATGTTTGCACCTGACGGAGAGGATGACAGGAAAAACTGGTATACAAGTAGTTTGCCCAAACCAGGTTTCTTCGTCAAGATGACCCCAGGTAGCCGTGCTACCAGCCAATGTAATGTCAATGACGTAAAAAACAAGATCAAGGGGAACATTCAACATGTTACAGTTGTGTCTGACGCCAAAACATCAAAAGCAAATGCTGTATTCATCAAAGGTAACTATTTGGTGTTGAACAATCACACCTTATATGCAGATGACTGCACCATCAAATTCAATTCTAAGCCGAAAGGAATTAATACGCTTGGGGAGGTTAAAGTTAATGCAGACATGATTCACCGTATACCTGAATTAGATTTATGTGTAGTGCGGTTATCAAAACTCCCCATGATGCCAGACATTTCACAGTTTTTGTTAGCTGAATTCCCTGATCCAGCCTACATCTTTTCTGGTGAGATGTTGAGGAAGCCGCAGCCGACAGATGCCGATTGTGAATCGACAGAGATACAGTCCTATAAAATTACGAGTGCTAACTTTGGTGGTACACCTGGTGTCGACAGGCACGGGAATCCACTTATAAAGCAGGGTTTTCTGTGTAAGCTTGACAAGGCTCCAGAGAAAGGTTATTGCGGCTCTGTTACGCTTTTCAACATGGACAGCTCCGGTAATGGTCTTATCATTGCTGGCTTGCACCATGCAGCATCCAACTATAATGGCATAACTACGCCTTTAACGCGTTCTGTGTTTAATGCGGCTGTTGAGGCATTGGAACAGAAAGCCATGAAATACCTGAAGCCCGGAGAATGGTCACTCAATTCTATGGTCTTTTCCACTGTTGACCATAGTGTATGTAGGCTAGGTTCTGATTCACGCGACGTTCATCTTAAACCAATGCATCCCAAATGTCCATTACGTTGGATCCAGGAAGGTGTTTTCACACCTATTGGGTCCCATGATGGTATTCGAGATAGCAACTTACGCTCTCATGTTACTGATTTCCCGTTGCGTGCAGAGTTTGAGGCTTTCGGATATACATCTGAGAAGGTTGCACCTAGGCTTGACGGGTGGGAAATCCACCGGAAAGCATTGTTGGAAACTGTGTCTTGCAATACCATGGATGAAGACATACTTAATTATGTCACGGCCGCTTACATCAGTGACGTGCTTAAACGAGTGCCAGAAAAAGAGTTTCGCTATCTTAAACCGCTAGATGCTTATTCATCAGTTAATGGTGTGGCTAATTTTAGCTATATTGATTCAATTGTTATGAGCACTAGTGCCGGTTGGCCATATTCCCAAAAGAAGGCTGCATATTTCCAAATGTGCACGCCTCGTGAAGGACATCAGTTTGCCTATGAGCCCATACCGGAGTTACAGCAGCGAATAGATGATATCCAAGCATCATATGATGAGGGTAAGCGTATTTTCCCTATTTGGAAGACCTTCACTAAGGACGAGCCAATTAGCAAAGCCAAATATGATGAGCATAGGACTAGACACCTTTTCTGCAGCCCTGTCGACTTTAGCATTATTGTTAGGAAATACACTTTGACATTGGCACGTATGATGCAAAGGAACCAGTTCGCATTTGAGACAGCCATGGGCATAGTGGCACAATCATCAGAATGGACCGAGTTATATAGATATCTAACGAGGCATCCAAATAACATTTTTGGAGATTATGTCAGTTATGATAAGACCATGAATCTTTCTGTTATGAGGTCTGTCTTCCTCATCATCAAGGTGTTGTGTCAACACAGTGGCAATTACACCGAACAAGACATAAAGATAATTTCTTGCATAGAGGAAGACACTGCATGTCCGTTGGTCGATTTTTTCGGAGACCTTATAATGTTCAATGGGATTAATCCCTCTGGTTCTCCATTGACAACAATGATCAATTGCCTAGGTAATTGTTTATATATGCGCTATGCATTTGTAGTATGCGCCAATAATATGGGTTTGTCACGTGAACTGGTTTTTTCATTCAGGAAATATGTGAATTTGATCACATATGGTGACGATAATGGCATGGCCGTCAGTGATGAGATTCCGTGGTTTACTCATAAGAACCTTAAGCATGCCTTGAAATCTGTTGGTGTTGGATATACAACGCCTGATAAAGACAAAGAGGGAGAGGTTGACTATCTAGACATAAGCACTGTTGATTTCCTGTCACGTGCATTTGTTTATGATGAAGAAGTTGGTGGTTGTCTTGCCCCGCTCAGTAAAAAGAGCATGGGCAAGATGGTATGTCATTATATGAAATCCAGACAGATACCGGAGATCAATCAGGTTCTTCAAAGCATTGATGCTTTCGTATCAGAGAGCTTTTATCATGGGCGCGAGGTGTATGAGCGCAATCGTGACTTTTGCCAGTTGCTCATCCAGGAGAAATATGGGTTACGCCAAGACTATTTGACCTGGGAAGAGCAAGTGAACAAATGGCATGAGCGTTCCAAGAAGTTTGCTCGCATCCACGACTATGAGGCGTGACCTACGTCTCGATCTGATAAAGATCAAACCAAAAGGACCCACATTGCGATCTTCTACGAACATTGCGGTAATTGTAGATTGCGCTATGTGGCGGAGTCAGTAGTGCCATGGGTAGGCACGAGGGCCACCGCAAACCACAATATGGCAGTATGTTTGAGTAGGCATGCTGTTATTAATTTATTACTCGCTGCAACAAATTCAAATAAAAACACACAGTCTTCAGCTTTGGAGACTGAACAAAATACTACATTCGTAGAGAATAATACGATTGCGACGATCCCTGAGATCACTGTAGTTGATTCTACATTTAACGATGGTGCCGTTGATAATATAGCATTGGCCAATTGGTTTTCACGTCCCGTAGTTATCTCTAGTCATATCTGGAATGATGGCGCTCATATTGATTTCGAGTTCTTTCCTTGGTATGAGTTTTTTACCAATCCATCAATTAAGAATAAGCTGTATGGTTATTCGCGTTTGCGATGCAACCTGCACCTTAAATTTTTGATTAATGGATCACCTTTCCAATATAGTGCTGTGATTGCGTCTTATAAACCACTCGTTGACCCAAACAATGCTTTGAATGATTTTTCTGGTGGCGTGATTAACACTATTAGTGTTACGCGTAATGGCCAACTTGTTGGATATTCACAGAGAATGAATGTTGAGCTTTATCCGCAAACTAGTGAAGGTGGTGTTTTGGCTTTGCCATTCATTCACCACAAAAATTGGATGGATTTATCAGCTGTAGGTGACACTTTTGAGAATGAACTCAAGAAGATGGGAATATCTAACGTTACATCCATTGTGCCCTTGCACAATAGTTCTGGTACCCCAGGGTCTGATGTTACCATAACTGTTTATGCTTGGGCCACCGACGTCCAGTTGTCTGGACCCGCTTATGAGTTGCAGGCCGATGAGTACACTGACAAACCAGTTAGTAGCATGGCATCTAGCGTTGCCGCGGCGGCTGGAATGCTTTCCAAAGTCCCTATTATTGGCCCTTATGCTTTGGCAACCAGCATTGGTGCTACAGCTGTAGCATCTATAGCCCGTATATTTGGGTTTTCCAATGTACCCACGATTGCTGATACTATGCCCTACAAGAATCGCACCGTTGGCAATCTAGCTAATGTCCAGGTTGGTGAGATTCTTGAGCCTTTGACACTCGATCCAAAGAATGAGTTGTCTATAGATTCACGCACTGTTGGTTATGATGGAACTGATGAACTCTTGATATCTAACTATGCTGGCAGAAAATCTTATTTCACTGTTGTTGATTGGCTACATACTTATACACCAGGGACTCAGATATTTACTTGTTATGTGACACCTGAATTATATCAGATTGACACTTGTAATTTCGTATCTTCAGGCTCTTATAAAGCTTTGTCTATGGTACCGGCATGTCATGCTGCCCAGCTTTTCCATAGGTGGCGTGGCCCTATTAAGTTTACCTTCAAGGTATTGGCCAGTAGGTATTGCAGGGGCCGTTTAAGGATCGCTTATGACCCGAATGGCAATTTGAACCACAATCCTACCACACAAATCAATGAGGTTTGGGACATTAGTGCGGCATCTGAGTTCGAGCTGGTTGTCCCATATATGGGTTCCACAGCTTTTAAACAGACTGGCATTTTGACCAATACAGCATATCAAGTGCCCCTGTTTGGTGGCTTTGGATATACAATGCCTACATACTCTGATGGTAGGTTTAATGGCGTCATAACCATTGAAGTAGTCAATGAGCTAGCTGCACCAGATCCGACCGATGGTGTCAATATTGCATGTTATGTTTCTGCGCCCGATATAGAATTTGCTGAGCCTTTCAACATGGAACAGAGGTATTTTGATGCCACTGGTTTGGTTACTTCAGCACCTGTCATGTCTTATCTTGACCCCTATGAAATTCAGAGCGATGAGGGGCCCTTGCCTGACAACACAGTTACAACCGACAATACAGGTGTTGTCCAGGGCGAGGCTGCATATTCTGTATATATGGGGGAAGTTGTCAAATCTCTGCGCACCCTTATGCATAGGTCCGTCAGACATGCATATTATTACTTCGAGGGCCCTACTACTAACCAGGGTACACTTGATCTTTTTAATATATACACGCCACGATTTCCTCGTACAAGAGGAAGCACTACTGCGGGTATGAGTCGCATTAATAATTCGGCGACAGTTGGTGTCAAGCCATACAATATATGTAGAACTGCGCCCATGGCATGGCTTACAGCCGCTTTTGTTGGTTGGCGTGGTTCTATTAATTGGCGCGCAGTTATGACTGAGAGTCCACATGCATTTGATAGCGCTGCGTTATGCATTTCTCGTGTGTCTAAAGCTATGCGATATGATCAGGATCCTTTCATCTATATGTCACGTTATGATGAGACTGCGATGTCGTCTGCTAAAGCTTCTAGCCTCGCCATGAATCATTCTGAAGACGATTCCAATGGTGTTACCGTTGCCATCACAGATGTAGAACCTGTTGTTACAGCTAGAATGCCCATGTATACCGACCATAGAATGTTTCCAGCTAACGCCATTGTTTTGAATGACACTACTAAGATTTCCAACACTGGTGTTGAGTATGATAATATGAAGATATCCTCACTCGCCATGAGATATCATGACGCTAGTCACAGGGTTGTAACACTGAACACCTATGTTTCTGCTGGACATGACTTTACACCATTTGTGTTTGTTAACGTGCCTACCATATATTTATATGATGCCTCGTCTACAGAGACGCCTGACCCTACTTTTCATTATCCCGTATATTTGTTCACATAAGTGCTCATAGTTTATACACCTAGTGTGCGGTGCTAGGTGGGGCAATAATTGCTTTACACGCTTGCGGCGTGTAGCCGCAGTATTTTATCGTATGATCCCAAAAGATCGG